GGGTTTAACGTGCGCGCTAACGCGGTCACGGGCACTCAGACGGTCACGCTCCTCACTGTGAACGGCGGGCAGGCGGCTTCCGGCACCTACAACTCGTAAGGAGGCGTAGGTATGGCAAACGGCAACGCTGTAGGTAACAATCTCCCGACTTCCTTCGCACGTTATGTGCTGGGGGAAGCGCGCGGGGTTTCTGTTGCCTCTACGGGCAATGCCGTAGCGACCATTCCGATTTTGTCGGGTGGTCTTACGGCTAACACCGGGGCTTACATCATTCGTGAAATCACGGTGATGAACGCCAACAAAAGCATTGCTACGGCAAACGTGATTGTCCTCACCACCAGTGATGGCAATGCGTCCAACAATGCGTCAAACGCTACCGTGCTTTCCAATGTGAGTGCTGCCACTACGAAGTGGCAAGACCTGACGTTGTCAACCGCGACTGCGACTGATGCGTTTACGGCGCCGGCTTTGTTCGTGAAGGTGAACACGGCGGTTAGCGGGGGAACCTGTGACATCCGTGTGGTAGGGACTCCGGTAAACCTGTGACCGATACCGTATATGTGCACAACGATGGCTCGATGCCTCTGACCGATGGTTGGGATGGGAAGACTTATACTTTCCTTCCTGGCGAAACGGTGGAAATACCGGTGTTCGTCGCTGGTCACATATTCGGTTATGGTTTCGAGGACAAAGTCCCGCATGTAACGCGGCTTGGTTGGGCAAAAACGGCCAATGATGTGCCGAAAGCCCTAACGTGGCTTGAGAACTTCAAGATCACGACTGAGCCACCCCAGGTTCGGCGCTCAAGTTTCCCGGCGCCGGACTCCGGCAAACCTCTCCCGGCTGTGGCTTCCCCGCGCCGGGAGAGGGGAGTCCAATCTGCCGCCACTATTCAGTGAGGTGCGTAAATGGCTGTTACATTGTCGCAGTACATTACGCAGTGCCGGCGGCTTCTGCATGATGCCAACGGCAACTTCTACACGGATCAAGAACTAACTGATTACATCAATGATGCGCGTAATCGTTTGGTGCGCGATACTGGATGCTTGCGCACGCTACAGACAAGCGCCACTGTAACTAATCAAGAAACCTATGCGTTTTCGTCGTTGCCGCAGGGCACCCAGACGATGGATATTATCAACATTAATTTGTACTGGGGTAATTCTCGCCTGCCGCTGTTGTACCGGCCTTGGACCGACTTCAACGCGCAACTGAGGTATTGGCAGAATTATACTGGGCGCCCGGTGGCTTTTAGCATGTATGGGCCGCAGCTTATTTACCTGGGTCCGGTGCCCGATCAGGTTTACACGATGGAATTGGATACGGTCATTGAGCCGTTGCCGCTGGTTGCGGCTTCTGACCCTGACACGATCCCTGACATTTGGACTCAGCCTGTGGCGTATTACGCCTCGCACACCGCCAAGTTTAAGGAGCAATCCTATGGCGAGAGCGAAATCTTCAAGCAACAGTATGTGAAAAACGTGCAGGCGTTGCTTGTCGGTACTTATACCCGTAGGTTGCCCACGGCTTACTCGCAGGCGTACTAGCCATGGCCGCAGCCGAGCAACAGAAAAAATATCATGTCACCAAGTCCTTCAAAGGGTTGAACACGAAGGCCAACCGCACTTCTATTGACCCTGATGAGTTTGCTTGGATTGAAAACGCGCAGCCCATTGGCGCCGGCAACATCAAAATCACGCCAGCACAGGTAACTGTTACTAACAGTGGCAATAACACTGTAGCGTTTGCTAATACCGTTTCGACGTTTGAAAGCGTAAACATCAACAATAACGATTATTTGTTGGCGTTTGAGTCAAATGGTGCGGCCCAGGCTTTCAACATTACGACAAGCACTTTATCGAACATTGGCGCGGCGGGTACGTTTAGTAACTCAGGTGTGCAAATTACTCAGTGGAAAGACGAGCGTGCCATGATTATTGACCCTGCGAAGGGTCTTTACACATGGGACGGCACTAGCCTCATTACCATCGGCTCTGTTGGCACGATTGCGGTTACAAATGGTGGTACTGGTTACACGTCGGCGCCGGCAGTTAGCATTAGCGCCCCGAATGAAGCTAATGGTGTTCAGGCAACGGCTGTGGCGTTTGTGACGGCTAATGCGGTTAGTGGTATTAGCATTACGGAGGCGGGTACTGGTTACACCTCTGCCCCTACTGTTACGCTGACCGGCGGTGGCGGCTCAAATGCGGCTGCGATTGCCTCCTACACAACCTTCAAAACCGGCACTGTTTCGGTAACGGTGCTCAACGGTGGCACGGGTTACACCAATGCGGCGAACATCACGGTTTCGTTTAGCGGTGGCGGCGGGACTAACGCGGCAGCTACGGCGGTTACTTCGGGCAATATCATCACTCAGATCGTGATGACCAACCCCGGCGACGGGTACACTTCGGCTCCGACGGTCACGATTACCGGAGGCGGCGGTTCCAACGCTATTGTGCGTGCCAATGTGGTGACGCAGCCTAATGTGGATGTTGAAACCTTCAGCGGGCGTGTTTGGGTGGCGCAGGGGCGGAACGTGTATTTTTCCGCTGCTAATAGCTATTCGGATTTCACGTCTATTAGCGCCGGCTCGCTGACGCTGACTGACGCAACATTACACAATAATATCAGGGCTTTGCTGTCGGCTAATAACTTCCTCTACATCTTCGGCGACGACAGCATTAACGTGTTTAGTGACGTGCGTGTAACCAATACTGGCACGACTTTGTTCACCAATACCAACATTAGTGCGTCGGTTGGCAGCAACAAAATTGACAGCATCTTCCCATTTTTCCGGTCAGTGCTGTTTATGAACGACTATGGGATGTATGCTCTGGTTGGTTCGACCACGACCAAGTTATCGGACGCTTTGGATGGCATTTTCAGCAGCATCGACTTTACGCAGCCGATTACGGCGGGTCAGGTGTTGCTTAACAACATTTTGTGTGCGGCTTTTAACTTCTATTACAATGACCCGACGGTTGGTTTGCGGCCAATTCAAGCGGTGTTCTTTGACCGGAAATGGTTTATCACGAGTCAGGGGACTGTAAAGCGGGTAAGCAGTATTCCGGTGGCGGGTGTTACACGGCTCTATGGCACCGACGGGACAAGTTTGGAGCGTCTTTACGCAAATCCGTTGGCTGGCGTGCCGATGACTATTAAAACGGCGCTGTGGCCTATGGGCGACCCGATTCGGGACAAGCAGGCGCTAAAGTTTGGGGTAGAAGCCATTATTAGTCAGGGTGGCGGTATTACTGCTACGGTTGATAGTGAGGTCGGCAGCAGCCCCAGTTACAACTTGGCCGATAACCAAGTTATTTGGACCAACATTTTTGGCAATACTGTTGGTTGGACCAATAACGCCAGCGCCACAATTGGCTGGATTAACTCTGGTTATCAGTTGTATAAAAGTGATGCCCAGCAATGGGGTAAATATCTTGGTTTAACCTTGAGTTCCAATTCGGCGGGCATTGTGGTGAGCACGCTTGAAATGGAGCACGAACTCAGAGCGAGGTTCTGATGCCTGTACCCAATACGTTTGCGAATGCGACGACCTCGATTCCGCTTTCGCAGTTGGACACCAACTTTGCTACGGCGATTACGCTGGGCAATACGGCCATTCAGCTTGGGAACACGGTAAGTACGCTCAACAATATGACGTTGGCGAACGTGACAATCAGCAGTGGCACGGTATCTGTTGCCAATGCGACGGTCACGGGCAACGTGACAATGAGCGGCGGCAACCTTTCGTTCACCAGTACGGGGCAGCGCATTACGGGTGACTTTAGTAATGCGACTGCCGCTAATCGTGTGGCGTTTCAGAGCAGTACAACAAACGGGAATACGCTTATTGGCGCAATTCCAAATGGAACAGGCCTCAACGCTGATTTTAGGTCTTTCAATAACTCCGACACAACAAACGCGGCATTTTTCCAGCTAGGGATTGCAAACTCTGGAACAGAGGCACGACTTAACTCTGGAATCACAGGCACAGGCACTTACCTCCCCATGACCTTCGTCACCGGAGGCAGTGAGCGTATGCGCCTGGATACGTCTGGCAACGTGGGGATTGGGACGAGTTCGCCGGGGAATGCAAAACTAAACACACAAGGTTTTGGCTCTTATCGTGGTAACGCATACACGATTGCTTCTTTCGCGGCCAATTCAACACTTGCACCACTTAATATCGTTCAAGCTACAGACGGAACCATTCCCGGTATTTCTGCGGGGCAGAATAGTTCTGCGGTGTTTAGCTCGTTAGGTTTTTACACAAGTGAAGCCGAACGCATGCGCATCGACAGCAGCGGCAATGTGGGGATTGGGACGAGTTCGCCAAGCGCTTTGGCAAAACTTGCCGTAGCAGGCGCTGATGACGCTAATTTATTTGGTTTATCATCTACAACAGGTGTCTTACGCGCAAGGGCGTATGACACGGCGACGACAGGCGCGGTGGTTGAAGCAACAAATGCCGCCCAAAGTGCTTACGCAAATCTGTTCCTAAATGGCCTGAATTTGCTGCTTGGTACTGGCGGTGTGGAACGCCTCCGCATCGACACCAGCGGCAACGTGGGGATTGGGACGAGTTCGCCCCTTCGTGTCCTTCACGTTGTTAGTAACGCTGCGGAAACGCAGTTGTTGCTAAGGGAGAGCGACTCATCGGGGCCGCAGTTACTTATGGGGGCTGATTCCGCAGTCAGTGGATCAATTATCAACGCGTCTTCTGTCTCTGGCTCAAACAACAATTTGCTTTTGCAAACAGGAGGCACCGAACGCGCGCGCATCGACAGCAGCGGCAACTTCTTTGTTGGTCGCACCGCCGTAACCAACTTTAACAGCGAGTCTGGCCTGTGGCTGTCGCCAGTTCAAGGTATCAGCATCGGCAAGAACTCCTCTGCCAACTTGGGCGCCTGTCTTTACATGAACAGGATGGCCGCTGTTGGAGACGGCACTCTTGTCGAGTTTGCTGAGAGCAATGTCGTTGAAGGCACCATTTCGGTTGCTGGCACGACTGTTTCGTACAACGGCGGTCAC